TACACCTAAAGCATCTAGAACAAAGACTGGTGCTCCATGGGCAGATACTACACCAGAGACACCAACTGGAGTTAATCCTTAATATCTGATAGATAGAATATTACATATAAAAATAAAAAATAAATTAATTATATTGGTATGGACTAAAATGTCCATACCAATATAATTATAATTCTTTTATCAATTTTGAGTCAATGAATATTGTATAATCTAAATTTTCTAAATCTTCTATTAATTTCTTTTTATGAGTAATATTATCAGAATTTAATAAACTTAATAAATTTATTTTATCAAATATATTTAATTCTATTAATATCTTTTTTAATTCTTTATATTTAATATTGTGAGACTTATACTTTTCATGATAGTTAATATTGTATAATGATGATATATATTTCCAATGCTGACCATTTTTAATTTTCTTAACTTGTCTACTGGTAACATTTGTTAATTCACTAATTAATCTCATTGGAAGAAATTTTGTTAATAATTTACATACCATATGAATCTGATCATCATTATATTTTGTAAAATTATTATCTGTACCAACTCTTGATTTACATAATCCTATACTATAAGCATGCTTTGTGTTTTCAGAAGCTGTACACCATTCCAGATTTTCAATTCTATTATCATTCTTTATACCATTAATATGATTTATAAATAATTTATTTTTCGGATCATTATTTGGTATAAATGCTGATGCTACTAATCTATGCAATAATTGATAATTTGGTTTCTTATTAATAAATAAAGCAACGTGTAAATATGTATTATCAATCTTTTCTGATCTTATTGGTTTTAATATTTTATTAGTTATTTTATTTCTAACTTGGCCAATATTATTTACTTCATAATTTGTCACATTCTTATCTATTATAATATCTTTCCATATTATTTTATTATTATTATTTTCCATAATTTAATATTCTCCTTTATGATATAATATTTTATATTATTACTATTAGAATATATAATTAAAATAATAATTAAATTTATAGGGTATTTCACCACTTTATAATATTTTTAGTTAATCAATAGAAGTGAATTGGAGGTTATTAATAATGCCTAAATTAGTTAAAGATGGATATTTTGGAGATTTAGACAACAATTTACAAAAGAATCTAATATCAGTACATAAAGTATTGAAAGATATGATGTATAATTTATTGGAAAATGAAAAAGAATTTAAAGAATTGAATAATGATGAATGGGCAAAATCTAAGATTGATGAATTTTTAGTTGGGCCTACTGATAAGAATAAAGTTGGATCTATTCGAGCATATAATAATAAAAATAAATTTAGTTGCATGATACAAATAACAGGACATTTTGAAAATATGAATGAAAATTCAGTTGAACAAAAATTGAATAAATTAATAAATACTTTATATGAAAGATGTAAAAATGTTATTAAAAAAGAATATAATTTAATATTACGAAGTGAATATAAAAATGGAGAATCTTTTGAAGGATTTGATGTTTGGTTAGTTGGAGAAGATGCTAAAAAAGTTTGGGATTTGTTTGAATTTAAAAAAGTAAAAGAAATTAATAAAGAAAAAGAATTAGATGAATCGGTAATATATGAAAAAGAATATGAATATAAAGAATTACCAAATCAATTAAAAATATATGTAAAAGAAAGTATTGATAATATTAAAAATACTTTGGAAATATTATGTGAAAAAGCAGAAAATAAATACTACAAAGAAAACTATGATTTATCATCTGTAAAAAATGGAATAAAATCAATGTCATCAAATGTTTTAGATTGTATTGGAGAAACCACATTATCTGGAAATGGGAATTACATGGATGGAAAAATTAATATTAATACTCAAATCAAATTAGATAATAAAGCCGTTAAAGGAATTATTGGTGGATTAACAAAATTCTTCAATGAAAATTATACTGATAATGGATTAACGAAATTATTATATAATGAAACTTATGGATGCTTACAATTACAATTGGATGATAAATACAGTAAATTATTATACGAGCATTTACAAAACCATCATTATGAAGATGAATATCTAACAGAATGGTGGTGGACTAGCAACAAAGAAAATGATGAAAAAGATGAAGAAATTGAAAAATCTGATGATGATGAATTTCTTAATGATTTAGATGATGATGAATCGAAAAAATTACAAAAATATGTTCAATCAATGATGAAAAAAATGGGTCCAAGTCTAAACAAATGTCTTGATAAATATCCTGAGTATAAATCAATGTTTAGTGTTTATGATAAAATTGATGATTATTATTGGGAAGAATATTTAGAAAATGGATATATTTGGATAGTTGGATGGGATCTTTGGGAATATAATGAAACTCATAAAGATAATCCAGTAACAAGAAGTAATGATTTATGTGTTAAGGTAATCAATAACTGTGAAAATATTATGGATGAATTAGTAAAAATTGTAAATGATTTTAAATTTGGAAATGCTTCATGGGATGGAGACTGGGATGATTGGTATATAGAGTGGATTCCAGATATTGATTTATTAAAAAAGCATTTAAAAATTAAAGATAAAAAAGATGAATTGAAATCAGAAAGTATGTTACAAACATTATGTGACAGATTATCAAATGATCCAACACAATCTAATTTGGATACAATTAGTAAAATATTTACTGAAGAATTTCTTCCTAAATTAGATAATAAATTTAATTCATTTGAAATTCAATTGTTAGATGATCCATCTTTAATGTTTGAAGTTAGCGTATCAAATGTTGATGATAAATTTATTAATAAATTACTAGAATCAAAAGATACTATCAGTAATTTACTACATAATGGAGAAAATAAATTAATATATAAAATATCACCAATGGCATTTAAAAATGGATCAGCTGATGATATTATTAATTTCTTGAAAGAATCAATAATCTTCTATTCAGATAATATAGATATTCCGGTAAATAATTTAATTTATGAATATAAATTATTACCAAATAAAGAAAAGTATATAATTGAGCATACTGATTTAAAAGGAATATTACCAATGTTAATTGAATCACTATTTATTGATAATAATTTTTCATTTAAAGAATCATTATTGGATAATGAAAATATATTATCTGATTATTTACATGCTATATTAGAATTAGAAAATTGTATTGATAATTGTAAAATGATTGTTGAATCAATCAGATCATTAAATAATTATGAAGTGTATAAACAAATTAAAAATGTTCCAATACTATTGGAAAAATATCATAATAAAGAATTTAATGATTTGGAAAAACAATATCAAATTGAATTTGAAAATTCTTTAATAGATAATGATTGGCATCAAGAAAAAGATAAAACAGTAGAATATTATCAAGAAGGATTTTTTAGTAAAGTAAAAAAACTTAAAAAATTTCCATCTGATTTAATTGCATATATAACAATTGAGACCGAAGCCATTAGAGATTATAATGATAAATTAATGATCGCCAGTTATACCGCTAGCAAGCTAGAAATTTGTGAGTGGTATATTGAATTATTAGACATTGGTAGTAAAAATTATATTGTGCCGTACACAAAAGACCAACTTCAAAGATTTAGAACTCAACTTCTTAATTGTTATAAAAAAATAATGAATGTTAAAATAGTTAATCCAAATCAAGTATCATCTATAGATGATATGGGTGAACCCTACAATTATTAATTAATAAAAAAAAAAAAATAATTAAAAGAATTCTGTATTTTTTTACAGAATTCTTTTAATTTGTTTTTAAACATTATTTATTATAATCATTAATAATATAAAATAAATCGTTTACAGTTAATTCTTCATTACTATATAAATTAATTACTATATTATCAAGATTTAATCTATCATTATAACATTTTACTATATATGCTGGTAACTCATCTGTTTGGTATAAACGTTGACTGTCATCAAATTTTCGACCTTTGGATATTGGTGAGTTATATTTTAAATTATGTATACTACCATCAATATCTATAAAAATATTAGTTTGTTTCGTTTTTATCATAAAATCCCATCTATGAAATGGTGAAACATAGTTAGCTCCTGTGATTGGATTATTTGGAAATAATTCATGGAATTTTGGATGAATTATTGTACTATAAAATTGAAAAATAAAATCAATATTATTATTTACTAATAATCTAAGAAATTCTCTTTCTGTATTATATCTCATTTCATCTATATGATAAGTAATGATATATTTAGTTCTATTTTCTCCAGCAATATTATATCTAATAGCATTTCTTAAAACCTTTTCTACAAATATTTCATATGTTTCATTTTTATAATAATTATCTCTTCCATCATGTAACCGAGCTATATCATATTCTCTTTTTTCATCTGTTTTGTTATCCCATATTATTTTTTGTTTAATACCAGATTTTTTAAGACGATCATCTTTTTGATCTATTGTTTCATTTTTTATATAATCAATCAACGGTTTTATTTGCAATAATCTTTCTTCTTTTGATAATTGTTCGTAATATTCTTTTTTAATAGAACTTAATAATTTTGATATTCTATTAATTTCTTCTTCATTTCTATTTGCATAATAATTATCTCTATTTTTCAATAATTCTGAAATTTGCTTTATCTTTTCATCATCGGATTTATTTTTATATGCTAATTTTGCTCCTTCAATTTGTCGCTTATGTCTATCTTGTAAAATTTGAATATCTGTATTAGCTATAGTTTCTTTGGCTTTCTTAATTCTTCTATTTTTTTCGGTTGTGTCTAAATTACTAAGATAATTTGTTGTAGCTATGCTTAATAATTCAGATCGTTTTTTCTTAGCTTCTTCTGACATATTAGCCATTCCTTTACTAGTCGCTTTCCTATGTTCTTCTCGTTCTATCGGTGTTTTATTATTCCATTCATTTTGTTTTCTAATTTTATTCATCTTAGATTTATATTTTGTCATACAAATTGGACATAGGTTAGGACTTTTCCTTCTACATCTACTTTGATAACTATTTTTATTCAATTCATATTTAGTATGACAACTATCACAAATTAATTGCATCATTTCTTGTTTATACATAATTAAAATCACCTTTTGATTTTTGATATTAAAAAATATATTTCGGTGGGTAATAACATTATTACCCACTGAAATATTGATTATTTTGTTATTCAATATATTCATAAGCATATCCATTATTAGTTGTATAATATATATGATGAATACCACAATCTTTAATTAATTGCATACATGATGCACATGGTCTTGCTAATCCATATTGTATAGATTTTCTTAATCTTACAATATATAATGAGATCATATTCCAATTAATATTTTCAGCTCCAATTAAATGCTTAATAGCATCTGTTTCGGCATGACATTTTGGTGGAGAATCTAGTGATATGTTACGATGTATATTATATATTTTTTGCAATGGATCTGTTTTATCTTTATTGAATCCTGTCGAAATTACTTTATTCTTATATACAATAATACATCCTGTTGGAGATTTTCGATATGTTGAAAATTCAGCTAATTGAGATGCCATTCTAAAATAAACAATATCTTTTGATGTTATTAAATTATTATTAGTAGGCATTGTTGAATCCATCAATAATCAACTTAACAATTTTATTTTTTATTCCGTCCGGTAATTTACACCCAGCTGCTTTTGGATGACCTTTTGGAGATAAATATCCATCAAGTTCAGTTGTTAAATCAAAATCGTCTTTTAAACTTCTAACACCAATTGTCATATCATTAATACTAAACTGTGCAATGAAATCATATTTTGGATACCGTTCCAAAAAACTATTTCCAAGTCTACTAAAATTAACTCCACAGGGTCCCATTATCAGTGCACAATTATATCCTTTAACATTAATTGGTATGATATCATTTTCCGAAAATTTTGCTATGATAGAATCTTCATTATCAATTCTTGATTGAATAAATTCCAATTCTGTTTTTGTAAATAAATACATACAACCATTTTTGAATTTCTTTAAATAATTATTAATGAATAAATTAGGATCAAGCAATGTTGATAGTATTTGCAGTTTCTTTGCATCCATATTATTAGAATCTTTCCATTCAAATGTATCATATGATCTTACAGTATCCACGAATATTGGTATCAATACATTATAGAATAAACATTCATCACCTTTCCATATGATACTTTTCTTTTTACCAAGTTTCTTTAATCTTTCTTCATTTTCAAGTTTCAAATATTTATATAAAATACTTGTACCTGATTCAAGTTTTCCGTTTACAGGATCACTAATAATGATTGCAGATGGTAATAAAGATAATACATATTTATTACTCTTATGATGATCATAAATTTTTACTCTGAATTGATTATCTAATAATTTTTGTAACGTTTCTTTTGGTGGTACAATATCAGCAAAATAAAATATTGTCTGATCACAAATATCTTTACGTTTTAAAACTTCTTCCACAGTATTTGTAACATCAATACCAATGTTGCAATTAAAATTTAAATAATCGATATTTTCTTTTAGGTAATAATTTGCAGCTTTAAATACTATACTGCATCCTAAACCATCAAGATCTGAATGAAAAATTCCTACTTTCTTAATCATTTTTGAATTCCTCCAATTAAATTATAAATATATAATATATTATCAAAAAAATTAAATATATTTGTTGAATTAGGAGTTGATATAAATTGAACGCAAATGATTTTTGTTATGATATTGATGAAAATGGTAATAAAATATTTTATCATCTTAATTGTCCAAACAAAAGTTTTTTACTCACAGCAGAGGAATTAAGAATCAAGGGAATAAAAAAATATTATTTTATGTTAAGAATCAATAATCCATTAATTGCAGACTATGATCCTCATGATGAAAATTTACCACCACAAATTAGAATGGCTATGTTAGAAGAATGCTCTAGAAATTTATGGTATTTTGCAGCTCGTGTTATTAGATTAAAAACTAATAAAGGAATAGTTCCATTTTATTTACACAGAGGACTTTGTGCCGCAATTTGGGCATTCGAACATTCATATGATTTTTTATTGACAGAACCTCGGCAAACATATAAAACCACAGGAATTCTTGCAGCATTAGTTCAATGGGCTTATCAATTTACACGAAATACAACTATTCATATGATTGGTAAAGCTACTGATAATACAATTAAAAACCTTGGAGATTTAAAAGATGATTTGGAGTGTTTACCAAAATGGATGCAATTTAAACAATATCATGATGATAATAATAAAATTAAAAAAAGTAAAGAAGCTACTAGAATCATTTCCAATAAATGGAATAAAGTTAAAACATTTCCCAAAGCTAATTCAATCATTGCTGCTACTAATATAGGTAGAGGAGATTCAGCACCAATCATTTATTATGATGAAATCGAACATACATTGTATTTTCCAGAAATATTTAGAAATACTGCATTTGCATATAGAGAAGCTTCTGCTGGAGCAGAAGCTATTGGTAAACCACATTGTCGTATACTCACTGGAACACCAGGAAACATGAACACAAGAATTGGTAGAGATGTTTTACCAATCATAGATTCAATGATTCCATGGACTGAAAAATTATATGATATGACGAGTGCTCAAATTGCAGAATATAAAAATGCATATATGGAAAATTTTGATTCTGATAATGAAGGTGATGGAATAAGTTCTATCGATATTTTACGAATGGAATATGATTATAAACAACTTAGAAAAGATGATGCTTGGGTAGTAAGACAATTAAAAATGACGGGAGACAAAGCAACAGTCAAACGCGAAGTATTAATGATCAGAGGAGCCAGTACTGACAATTCACCAATTTCACCAGATGATATTGAATACTTAAATGCTCATATGATTAGATCAGATAAAGAATTACTTATTCAAGATAAATGGTTGTTTAAAATTTATTCACATGATCAGAATTCTATGAAACCAAATGCTTACTTTGATGAAAATATTCCATATCTTGTTGGGATAGATCCATCTACAGGAGCCGGAAAAGATAACTTTGCAATTACAATCATTAATCCATTGAATATGAAAATTGCTGCTGAATTTAAAAATAAATATTTATCAGGACCAGCAGCTTGTGATTTATTGAATGAATTAGTATTAGAACATATGCCGAAGGCTGTATTAATTCCAGAAAAAAATAGTATAGGAGCTTTCTTAATTCAGATGCTTTTAAAAACACAAGCTCGTGATAATGTTTACTGGAGTGAGAAATCTACTAATAAACAATTAGATGCTATTGCAGAAGAAAATTATAGAGATAGAGAATTAAGATTAGCCTCACAAATGTATTCCAAATACGGAGTTGTTACTTCTGGTGCTAGTAGAAATGCAATGTTTTCTTTATTATTTCAATATATTGATGAATGTAAAGATCTTTTAAATACTGAATATTTGGTTAATGATATTTGTAAATTAGTTAGAACTGCTACTGGAAAAGTTGAAGCTGAGAAAGGTTTTCACGATGATAGTCTAATGTCATATTTATTAGCTCTTTATATTTATCATACGGGAGATAATTTAGCATTCTTTGGAGTTGATCAGAGAGCTAATCCATTGGCACAATCTAAAGAATACGATCCAGAACCATCACCGATTAATTTTAATATGATTAATAGAGCAAATCAGTTAAGTAGAATTCAGCCAATACAGAATACTAAATCATATGATCAAGAAGTCATGGAAGATAGTATTCGTCAAGAAGCATCCATAAAGGAAATTTGTCAAAAGATTTCATTTGTTCAGGATCCTCTATATAGTAGAAATACCAATCTAGATCATAGAAATAATGATGAAACTGTTGATATTCCATCTAGCTTCTTTTTAAATATAAATAGGAGGTAAATATTTTATTATGGGACTTTTATATGCAAAAGATAATGAAATTTACGCAAGTAAATATTTAGAAATTTATATTCCAGAATCATACGTTGATGATGAATTAGCATTTAATAGAGGAACTTATTACGAAACATTTGGTGTTTGTAATATTAGAGGATTTGAAAATGGTAAACCTGACAAATTACAAATCTTAGCATTACCAATGATGTGTAATTTAATGTTATACGAATCAGAAAAAACATCCATCACAATTCATGACAATTCTCTAGATGTTATTACATTAAAATATCCAAAAGATTCTCGTATAATGCACCAAAGTGTAACTAAAAATGTTGGCAATGCAACAGCATTTTTAGATAAAATGCTAAGTGGAAGATTACCACACACACTCAATTATTTAAATCTTATAAATATTTGGTGGAAAAATTTAGAATTCTCTGGTGTATCCTATAATGTTCCTTCGAAGATATATGAATTAATTATTTCAGCAATCTATCGCAGTCCGAGTAATAATAAACAACGATACGGACAATACTTTGGAACTGGAGAAGGAAACGGATATGATTACAAAGCACAGAATGTTCGTAATGCTGTTAAGAATTTATCAACATTCAGCGGAATGACATTTGAAGCAATTAATGAAATGATTTCTTCAGGAGTTGATAATTCATTAAATAACATTGAAGAACCTGTTTCTCCGTTGGAAAAAATCATCCACTATTAGGAAACACATAAAACATTAAATTAATATCAATAAAGAGAATAGTCTTTTTTATAAAAATTTGTATTTTAAGGAGAGTGAAACAACTATGGCTGATGATGTAGCCCAGATCATTCCTTTTTATGCGCATCCACACGTACATGTGGTTATTAATGATCATTCTTTCTACGATGAAACTGTTGCACAGCCTTCGTCAGAAAAACCTTATTCAACATGTGTAGTTACTGGTGCTGACAAAGGAATTGATAACGTATTTGTTAGATTAAGCGATTATAATACAAAGGAAGCCATTTTTGGTAAGAGTAACTTTATGAAATATGGACAATCTTCATTGCAAGCAGATCAGTTATTTAATGGCTATTGCAATGTTTGGTTCATGAGAGTTCTTCCTGACAATGCAACATATGCTAATTTTATTGTACTTGCACACTATCGTGTTGGTAAAATCTTAGATGACTATGCACAGGAGACAGGATTAAAGAGACTCGAAGTAAAATTCTCAGTTGTCAATGCTGATGAGGTTTCATTATCTAATGGAGCACTTGATGATGAATCAATTACTGAATTAGCAAAATCACTTGAAACATCAGCAGATCCACAAACTGGTTATGTTACAAAACCAATGTTTTATGTAAGATCTATTGGTAGAGGTAATTATGGAAATAATTATTCAATGGCAATAGATCGTGATATGGATGCTGAGAAAGAATATTCAGTAAAAATGTATAAATTCTCATTAATTAATAATGATGATACATCTGTTGTTACAAATATATTCTCGGGATCATTATATCAGACAACTCGTTATGAGATGTCAACATTAATTTCCGATGTGCTTGATCAATTCTCTACTGGTAGTTGTCCTGTATTCATTCATTCATTTGAAGATACTTTTGATGCAATTTTTGCTAAGTATCAAGAAGTGGTCACTACGAATGAAGCTTATTTAACAGCTGCTGAAATGACTGAAGAAGAAGCTGAAGAGTTAGAAATTGCTAAGAGTATTGTACCTGATACATTCGATCCATTATTTGGATATCAGTATCTCACCAGATCAGGTGAAATAATTCCTTACTATAGAAATTATACAGTTTCTGCAGATGGACCTTATGTTGAACCTGATGTTCAAGTTCCTAGTAGAAAACCTCTTTCAACCAATGATTGGGGAACTGCCAAAGTTGGTAATACTGTATTAGTATTGGCTGATCCATTGAATGATGGATATCGTTATTTATATACGGTAATTAATGTTGCCGATGATGGTACGATCACATATGATGATGGTGTGGAAGTTGCAATCGATGCTGATCAATATGATGGTGTAGATTTAGCATCTTCAACAGGTATTCAATTTGTTGGTGGATCAGATGGCGATTTCGAAGAAGTTTCAGTCAATGGAGTAAAACGTGCTCCAACAGAATCAGAAATGAAACTCTTATTAGCTAGAGAATATGTAAAAGCTTTCCATGGAGAAAAGGATAAAAAAATTCTTTCTCCTGCACGTATAGATCTTGATTTTATTTTCGATGCTAACTATAATATGACAAAAGAAGATAATTTAGGATTTGATACTTCTGTTGCAAAAGTTTATGGATATTCGTCTGTATTAACAGATGAAAACTTAAACGAATTAACAATTCTTCGTAAGAAGAATGAGCTTCTTAAAATGTCAGATCTTAATGTTAAAGAAGCAATGTGGAATCTTAATGAATTCCGTAATAAAAATGGTATGATCATCAATCCAGAACAAGGTGCCGGTTGTTTACTCCATCTTGATTGTGGTCTTGTTGAAACAAAGAATATTGATGTAAACTTTGAACTTCTTGATATGCTTAATATGTTGAAAGATTTTACAGGACGTTCAACATCTGTAGATCTTGGCTCATATGAAATTTTTGATCCAGTATCTGGGAAACGTATTAAAGTTACCGCCACATATTTCATTGCATCAAATCTTGTAAATCATATCATGACATATGGATTAGAAAAACCATTTACAGGTGCATATGCAGAACTTACAGCACTTCAAAGAAATGCAAATCTTACTGTTACTGGTAACATGATTAGAGACTCATTCCGTCCAGATATTGATCTTATAAATTGGGATGTAAAAGAATTCTTATTTAAAGACAATAGAGTTAATTATTATTTAACTTCTGATGAAGGTCGTCACGTACAGCGTGCTACTCAGAATACTAGACAAAAAGATGCTTCTGCTTTATTGGAAGAAAATAACATTCGTGTACTTAATGCTCTTAAAAAGAAACTTGAAAAAGCTTGCAGAGGTTACTTATATGATTGGAATGAACCAGAAGCACGTAAAGGATATACTGATGTACAGATGCAATATTTCCGTCCTTGGATTGGTACATTAGTTCAGGATCTCGACATTAGATTTGAAGCTAATGAATGGGAACAAGAACGTATGATTATGCACTGCTATGTTGACGTAGCATTCCGTGATATTGTTAAGAGAATTATTCTTGAAATCAATATCAATAGACCTGAATACTAATTCTTAGGAGGTGAATAAATATGGCTATTAATGGTGTTATTACAAGTCAGACTGGTGCTAGACAATTTAATCCTTCTGACTTTACGAAATATTCAATGTTTGTTGGTGGAGTAAATGCAACGCATCATGCCTTATCAAACTATTCACCACTAATGAATAGTTTCACAAGATTATTCATGGTTCGTGTACCATTTGTAATTGCTCGTATGTTTGCATCTGGGCCAAATGATATGTATTCTTCAAAATCAACATTTATGCAATTTAAACATATGATGGAATATATGTGCAAAAGTATCTCAGGATTTGGAGAAAAAACAATTGACAATGCATCAACACCTATTCAGGGTGGATTTGCCGGAAGACAATTCAATACGCCAACAGTTACTAAAGATGGTACTACAGAAATTACAACTGATCTTTACGAAATGAATGGATCTCCAATTTTAACTGTTATTGATGGTTGGATGAATGCGATTGGAGATGAAAATAGTGGACTTTCTCACTATGGTGGATTAATCTCAGGTGGAACTGACAACAACGGCAATCCCGTCCGACTTTATCAGTATAACTCATCTGATACCGATGCATATGAATTCAATGAATCCCAACATACGTGTGAATTAATTCATATTGTAACTGATAGATCTGGATCTCAAGTTGAACGAGCTGTTTTACTTGCAGATGTTTATCCTAGATCAATAGATCAGGCAAAAATATTTGATAACCAAGACTTTGGAACACATGATAACGTAGTATATTCAATTCGATGGAATGTTGTTCCATATCGTTCAGTTATAGTAAATGCAATTGCAAATGACTTATTAAAACAATATTTGATAGTCAGTAATTCATTGAACTTTAATCCTGAGCTTGGTGATGCAATTTACGCATCAGGAGTTAATACTGCAACGCAGCCAATCTTTAACAAATCACTTGGAGAAATTCCTCTTGATTCATCCAGTGGTGTTGTTGGACGTAGTACAAGACCAATATTTACATCAGTTAATGCTCCTACTCCACAAATCAGCGGAACGTATGATGCACGCAATTACAAATCAGCGGGACATATTGATGTTGAAAAAGCTGCTCAGAAAAATGTTGAAACGGCAAAGTGGAATAATATGGCTGGAGATAGTGGTGGAAATTATTAATTGAACATATAATATTATAGAGAAGCTTTAAAAGCTTCTCTATAATATATTTTGTTTTTTAATTATATATTCTAAGTATAACATAATAAACAATACTGTTGTTTATTTTATTTCAAAAAGGTGGGTTATTTTATAATAATGAGAGAAAAATATAATCTTATTCAAGAGCTACAAAAGAAGACAGAAGAATTGCAAGGCGTCAAAAAGTTATCACTACTTGGCCAAGGAGATTTTGTTGGAGCTTCTAGTACAACAAGAAGTACTATGAATGTTAAACATCGTTCTCAAGCATTAACAGTAACTAATCCCGAATTTCCATTCATTTATGATGGAAAAGAAAATATTACTGGAGAGTATTCATCATTTCATACGAAAACAAAAAAGAATTATGTTGTGTATGATATTTGTAAAAAATATGAAGAATTGTTAAAAGGGAAATGTAATATGGCATTATATTTTCTACATTGCCTAGATGATGATTCATTTATTGTTGTTGAAAGAAAATCTGTGGAGAATTTAACTGAGAATTTTGGATTTGAATATAAAACTGATGTAATTGATCAATTAGAAAAAGGTGAGAAAATTCCAAAAGGAACTATGTTATGTTCTTCAACATCATATGATGATAGTGAAAATATTGGTACAGGAGTAAATGGTAGAATATTATATGGCGTTCATCCTGGAGTGCAGGATGACGCAATAATTATTTCAGAATCATTTGCAAAGAAAATGGTTGTAAATAATGTATCTCTAAAAACAATTCCAATCAATAACAATACTATTTTACTTAATCTTTATGGTGATAAAGATAATCATCAAGGACTACCCAATATTGGAGATGTTATTGATAATGGTATATTAGCTGCTACTCGTACCGTTGGAGAAGTTAGAATGTTTTCCGACTTACGAGATATTTCATTACAAACTATCAATAGCCAATCGGATCAAATATATTATGGTGAAGGTGAAGTAATTGATATTGATGTTTATGTTAATAATCCAAATCTTACATCTAATAAAGTAACTAAACAACTAGTTCAATATTATAATGATGCACGTTGGTTCTATACAAAAGTTTATAAAGTTTGTAATTAAAGTTTGTAATAATATAATAAAATCTGGTAGTAAAAGTATTTCATCTGAAATTTATAGATGGAAAAGAAAAGCAATGAATTATTTAGATACTGATGCACAGTGGGCATATAACGATAATATTTTTTCTAATTCAATAATGGTTGAAATATTAATTAGAAAACGAGAAAGTCTTAGTGTTGGTAGAAAAATAGTTGGAAGGTATGGAAATAAAACCGTGATTTCAAAAGTATTACCTGATTCAGAAATGCCATTTCTTACTAGAAAATATTATAAAGATAGATATGGTGTTGTTCATCCTGATGGTAATAGAGAAACTGTTGATCTGATAACGAATCCTTTGGCATTGTTAAATAGAGCAATTCCGATGTGTATGATTGAAGGATCTGTTACATGTATATTGGACATAGCAAGAAAACATGCTGTTCATATGGATGATTATAATGAAGCACATGATTTTATGTTCGATATACTACATTATTTAAATCCACATCAGACGGATGATTTGGAAAAAATATATAATTCATTAAGTGAAAAACAGAAAAAGAAATTTATTCAAAATTGTATAAGTGTAGATGATAATGGATTATTAATAACAAACAATGGATTATATGTAAGATGGGAGCCATTTAATCAAGAATGGAAACTACGAGATTCAATATTACAAATATATGAAAAATATCCAGATATTTTTAAACCTTATCATGTATTTGTTCCAAAACCTAACTGGGGTAGAGATATTTATATAGGAGATGATTACATTGGATATCAATATATGTTAGTATTAAAACAGTCCGGGAAGAGCGGATTTAGTGTAAGAGGTTCTGGTAGTATCAATGAAGAATCATTACCGGATAAAAGTAATGAAAATAAAATTGGAAAATCTTGGAAATCGTCCAAGCCCATTAGATTTGGTAGCTGTAATAATTTGCCAAAGTCAAATCTTTTTAAT